TGGGAAGCACCAGTTGCCTACCCAACCGATGGTCAGTCGTACGTCTGGGATGAACCGACCACAGCATGGAAATTGTTTGAGGAGCCAAAATGACTATCTCTCGCAACCTATCTATCTTGGCGGAAGGAGTCAGCTCGTCTGGCGTGCTTGCCGTGACCAATGGCGGCTCCGGCACGACGACCAGCACCGGCACTGGCAACGTGGTCTTGTCGGCGTCGCCCACGATCACCGGCACGCTGTCTGCTGCGACCATTGCGGCCAGCGCCTCGATCAGCGACAGCATCGGCAACGTCCGCACCGTTCCTCAGAACTCGCAGACCTCCGCCTACACGCTCGTGGCGACCGACAGCGGGAAATACATCGACATCACCACGGGCGGTGTCACGGTTCCCGCGAGCGTCTTTACGGTCGGCCAATCGGTCACGATCTACAACGACAGCTCGTCCAACCAAACCATCACGCAGGGCACGTCGGTCACGATGTATTTGGTGGGCACGGCGACGACCGGCAACCGCACGCTGGCGCAGCGCGGGCTCTGCACCGTGTTTTGCGTGGGCACCAACACTTTTGTCATCACTGGCGGGGGGCTGACGTAATGTCGATCTATAACGTACTCCTTGGAATAAGTCCGGTGACACCGGGGACGCAAACTCTTACTGGATCAACCACGACATTTGTCGTTCCCCTTTACAATACTATTTCATTTGAACTTGAAGGTGGGGGTGGCGCTGGATCAAACGTAACCCCAGGTGTTGCTTTTTACGTTGGTGGTGATGGTGGAACAACTCAAATTGCTTCGTTAAGCCTTGTCGCGAACGGAGGCCAAGGAGGCCAATCGTCGGGCAGTACTGCGGCTCCTGTATCTACTGGAGGAACAGCATCTGGAGGAGATATTAATACAACTGGCGGCCAGGGCTCAGGCGGTTCAATAAATGGAACGCAAAATAATGGAACGGGCGGCACAGGGGCAGGGGCCATTGGTGGCGCTGGTGGAACTCGCGGCGTTACTGGGTCCGTTACAGGAAACAATGGCAGCAATTATGGCGGCGGCGGCGGGTCCGCATTTAACACTAGTGGTTCTAACTGGGCGGGCGCTGGCGCTGGCGGTGGATACTGCAAGAAAACTTATACATCTGGCGGACCTACGGCAGGTAGCACATTAACCGTTGCAATTGGTGCCGCTGGAGCAGTTAATGCTTCAGGTACAAACAAAGGCGGTGCTGGTGCGGGCGGCGCTATTGTAGTTACATGGTCATAAAAACTAGGCAGAGATTACCGGGGTTTCTGTTTTAGCAAATTAGCCCGGAAGATGAAGGACTCAGAAAATGGAAATGCAGATCAATATTACGTTTACGGTGGTAGAAGTTAATCTGGTGCTTGCCGCGCTGGCGCAGAGGCCTTGGGCGGAAGTTGCGGGCTTGATGGAAAAGATCAAGGCCGAAGGCGAAGCTCAGATTACTAAGGCAACGATGGTGCCTGCGGCTTATTCTGAAGAAAAGTAAATTGTTCCGGGGGCAGAAATGTCCCCGGTATACTGGCAGAAAGGCAAAGCTGATGGACCCAATTACGATTCTTGCAGCGGCTAAAGCCAGCTATGAAGCATTGAAAGCGGGAATTGCTGTAGGTAAAGAGCTGCAGCATATGGCGCAGGATCTGAGCTCGCTGTTTGGTAGTGTAGCGCAGATTACTAGAATAGCGGCAGAGCCGCATCGTGGAAGTCTGCTGGCGGGGAAAAGCGCGGAGCAGATGGCGATGGAGGCCTATGCAGCCAAGGCGGAAGCTGACCAGCTGATGGCAGATTTGAAAAATCAATTCGTTGGTCAGTTTGGGCTGGCGGCGTGGGATCAGGTCGTCGCGCATGTGACGCAGATTAAAAAGCAGCAGCGGGCGGAAGCCCTGGAAGCTGCGAAGGCGCAAGAGGAACTGATGGCAAATGTGGCGGGTGTGGGTGCAGTGGTGCTGATGTTTTTGGTTATTGCAGTTGTTGGGATGCTGCTGCTGATACGTTGAAAGGGGGAAAAGATGGCGAAAACTCCTGCATGGCAAAGAAAAGAAGGCAAAAACTCGGCCGGTGGGTTGAATGCCAAAGGGCGAGCGAGCGCCAAAGCTGAAGGCCACGATTTGAAGCCTCCGGTTAAAGCTGGGGATAATCCACGCCGGGCAAGCTTTTTGGCCCGCATGGGCAATATGCCGGGGCCGGAACGGGATGCAAAGGGCGAGCCGACACGGTTACTAAAGTCTCTCCAGGTTTGGGGCGCAAGTTCAAAAGCTGATGCTAAGGCTAAGGCCAAAGGAATTAGCTCACGGTTGAAGGGGAAAAAGTGATGGAATTCTTTTTGAAGCTGGCTCCGCTGCTGGAGCAAATTGCCCCGACCATCGCAACTGCGCTGGGTGGTCCGCTTGCAGGTGCTGCGGTGAAAGCGCTGTCAGGTTTGCTGTTGGGTCATGATGCGGGTACTGCGGAAGAGGTCAGCACTGCGCTGGCAGCTGCTACTCCGGATCAGTTGGCAGCGGTTAAAAAGATAGATGCTGATTTTGCCGCACGGATGAAAGAGCTAGATATTGATCTGGCAAAAATTTCAGCCGATGATCGGGATTCGGCGAGGAAGATGCAGATTGCCAACAATGACTGGGTGCCGAAGGCTTTGGCCCTCGTGACGACAGTTGGGTTTTTTGCCATCCTCGACTGGTTGCTGGTAAATGGTATGCCGAAGACCGGCAGTGAGGCGCTGCTGATGATGCTTGGCTCCCTTGGTACGGCTTGGGGTGGGATTATTAATTTTTACTACGGCAGCTCGGCTGGTAGCGAAGCTAAGAATAATCTGTTGGCAGCGGGTAAAGGGGTTGCGAAATGAAAAATAATTTTGCAGCCTCGCTGGCAATGGTGCTTAAAGAAGAAGGTGGATTTGTAAATAACCCGAATGATCCCGGTGGGATGACTAATCTGGGCGTGACCAAAAGGGCTTGGGAATCCTGGGTTCAGAAAACGGTAAGTGAAAATGTTATGCAGAAATTAACTCCGGCGGATGTTGAGCCTTTTTACAAAGCTCAATATTGGACAGGGGTGAAGGGCGATCAGCTGGCGCTTGGCTTGGATTATGCGGTTTTTGATTTGGCTGTGAACTCTGGCGTGAGCCGGGCGGTTAAATTTTTGCAAAAATTAGCAGTTGTTCCGGCAGATGGTGTGCTAGGCCAACGGACGCTGGAAGCAATTGCGGAAGCTGATGCTAGGCAGATGATCGACGGCATGTGTGAGATGAGAATGGACTTTCTAAAAACTCTTTCCACTTTTAAAACTTTTGGCAAGGGCTGGAGCGAAAGAGTGGAACGGGTAAGATTTCGTGCGATGACTATGGTCGAGGTTCAAACTTAGAAAGTAAAATCATGGCGCCTGCAACTGTGGATGATACCAGGGACATTGTTATTGAGACAAAAACAAAAGTGCAGGAGCTTGACAAAAAAATTGATGGTATTATATTGACGTTGGAAACTCATAAAGCGTTGGTTAATAGAACCGCTGGCGCTTATTGGGGTGCGGGAATCATCGGTCTGGCAAGTGGCTGGGTTGGAGCGCATTTTCCCGGACTGCAAAGCATTTGGCGATAGCTGGGGAGCGGAGCCATGGGACACAGGGTGATAGTTGGGTTGGAATGGGCAAAGTTGCTAAAGTCCCGCCCAAAGTCTATTCCAGTGGGTCGTCCCAGAGGCGTGAAGGCTAAAGGTATTCATTATGAAAAGGAACTGGCGAAGTTGCTGCCGAGTGTGAGCGCGGGACGCTGGTTTGAATTTGAAGATAGGAATGGGCATGGCCATTGCCAGCCGGATTTTGTGTTAAGTTTTGATTCTGAGCTTGTGGTGCTGGAATGTAAGCTTACTTGGGTTCCTGCCGGGCATACGCAGATTGAACAATTATACCAGCCGGTGCTGGAAAGCCTGAGCGCAAAGCGTGTGCTAGGGGTAGTGGTTTGTAAAAATATTCTGCCACAAATGCCGGTGCCGGTGTTTGGGGATCTGGCTTCGGCGATAGCCGGTGCTCGGAACGGGCGGGCCGTGTGGCATTGGCTCGGCGTTGGTGGAATAGGTGAAATTGCCCAGGCGGCATAGCCCTTGGGCCTACGGCTCCGGTCCCTTCGGCCGGTTAATCGGGGGCCACCGGCCCCCTGGTATTGGAGAACTGGCATGAAAAGACTAGCAGGTAAAGAAGCGATGATGAATCGCGCTGAGGAGCATGAGCCCAAGCGGGTTGTCACCAAAGCCCCCGCAAGCGCGCATAAGGGCAAGTTGGCTTCGGATGTGGGGAATGAAACTCGCGCCGATATGAAGGGCACCCAGATGGGCGGCTCGGCAGCCGAAAGCGCTCGCAATCCGCTGCATCATGCGATGCGTGAGCTGCATCATCAGCATCCGATTGCCCATCACGATCATGGCCCGCATCATGGCCATGACCATCATATCCGCCATGAGCCCCTGCACGGCATGACTCCTCACGGCGGGCATAAGAAGCATCATCACTCTCACGGAGGCTAAGCCATGAAGAGGCGGCTTAATGATACAGCCGCTATTGTCAGGGAACCGGGCGGAAATCTGGAGCATTCCGTTTCCGTCCGGCGAATTGACAACGGCTTTCTGGTTTGCAGGACCACTCACAATGAAGGCACTGGGACTTTTACCCGTAGCGAAGAGTTTTCCAAAAACGCTCCGCGTGTGGGTATGCCCCAAGTGAAGAAAGATGCCGCTGGCTATGGCGAAGGTTCGCTGTCGGCTGCGGTTGAATCTCTGCGGACCAAATCCGGGATTTAAGGAGTAAAGCAAATGTCCAAGTTGAGCATGTTGACCTTAGGGGTGATCGGTACAGTTCTGGGGCTGACAAGCTTGGCTTGGGCACAGCAGCCGGTGCAGGTTATTCCTAGCCCCGGTACTACAGCTGGAGGCAATGTTTCTAGCACAATTACAACGACTAATACATTTCAGCAATTGTTTCCGGCTACGCCACCTGCTCCGGCTGGTGGGCCTGGGCGTAAGGGCTGCTATATTGTAAACAACGGCACGAACAAAATGTATGTCTCGGAAGGTATGGCGGCAGGTTCAGCAACTATTGCTACCAGCATTCCCTTAGCCGCCAATGGCGCGTTTAACTGCACCTTTAATCAGACTGCGTTGCAAGGCATTATTGCCATTACTGGTACTGCGGGAGATGCGTTCTATGCTGCGCAGTTCTAAAATTGCTAAAGCAATTTTGCTGGCAGGACTTGCGTTTGCGGTTCTGCCGGTAGCGGGGCAACTAGCTCAGGCTCAGGCAATTTTGCCTGAAGGGCTTACGCAGTTTACTGATGCTAATGGTGCGCCTTTGGCTGCGGGGAGTGTGGGGTTTTATATCCCTAGCACTTTGACTGGAAAAACTACTTGGTCGGACTCTGCGCTGTCAGTGCAGAATGCGAATCCGGTTCCGCTGGATGCTGCGGGCCGGGCGGCAATTTGGGGCAAGGGGAGCTACCGCCAGATTGTAAAAGACGTAAACGGAAACCAGATTTGGGACCGAGTAACTTCGGCTACTGACTGGGGTAATGTAACAATTACTGGCGGTAGCATTTCCGGTGTGGCGTTGGCCGGTGCGGGTTTGACTGCAAATTCGGTTGCCAACACCGCATTGGCGCAGATGCCGACGAAAACGGTGAAGAGCAATTTGCTGTCAAGCACGGCCAATGCAGCAGATAATACCGTCACTTCGGTGCTGGATGTTATCGGCAGCACCCAGGGCTCGTTGATGTATCGTGGGGCTACTGCTTGGACTCCGCTTACGCCCGGCACGGCGGGGCAGTTTCTGCAAACGGCCGGTACGGCGGCTAACCCCAGTTGGGTTACTGTGCCAAATGTCGCGGCGCAATTTTCCGGCCTTGTGATTACCACTGTTGGCGGTGGTGTAACTGCAACGCTTACAGCCAATAGCGCGCTGTTGAACAACGGAACGATTTGGCAGTCAGTTTTTTCTCCCAGCTTGACAATTTCAACCGCGACCAACGGGGCCAATGGGCTGGATACCGGGGCTGTTGCGAACAGCAATTGGTATTCGGTTTGGATTATCTACAACCCGACTACAAGTACGACTGCGGGTCTGTTGTCGCTTTCGGCTACAACTCCGACGTTGCCCAGCGGTTATACGTTCAAAGTCCGCGCCGGTTGGGTTAGATATGCTACTGGTGCGTTGGCTCAAACTTTGCAAATTGGGCAGCGGGCGCAATATGTTGTTTCGGCTGGTACGCAAACGCCGAACACAGTTGTCTTGGCTAATGGTCCCGCGGGCTCGATCAGTGTTCCCACTTGGATTGCTGTTTCTTGGGCAACCTGTGCGCCGACTACTAGTTCAGCACTTTCTCTTGGTATTGCCGGTTCTGGTGTTACTTCGAATGCTATTCTTGCACCAAATAGTCAATATGGCGGTGCCGGATCGACAACAAATTCTCCCTTGCTTGCATCTTATGGTTCTAACTATAGCCAAGGCCCTGCGATTTTTGGGGATATAGTTCCAGAAACAGCCAATGTTTATTGGGCAGGTAATTCTGGAACTGTTCTTTGGTGCAAGGGGTGGCAGGATAATCTGTGAAATTTGAGCAAGGAAATGGTCTTCTTGCTCAATAACCGGGGCAAAGTCCCCAAAGGAGCGCATGATGCGTTGTTTGAATGGAGTCAAGCTGGCGCTTGCGCTGGCTCTTACGGCTGGAGCTTGTGGCGAGGCTTTAGCGGCTGGTTTGCTGACCAACGGCTTGCCGCCTGCCGGTGGAACGCAGTATCCTAGCACATTGCCCCTTACGGGTAATGAGGCTTTTGCTGCCGACACCCAGCTTCCTCAGGGCTTGAACCCCGCGTCGGAAGCTGTCACCACGGGTCAGTTGGCTGTCTGGCTGCAGCCGGTTGTTACCTCCAACACCAGCACCAGTGCGGCTACCGCTACTGTCGCTCAGATGGTGCCTACGGCTTACGGCGAGCAGGCGATTTCGCTTCTGCTCACTGGTACGCTGTCGGCCGGCGCGAACCTTACCACCCCGACGGCTGCGGCCATTGTGGCGGCGTATCCTTTCGCGGTGGCTGGAACCAGCAACATCGGTCAGAGCTGGGTTATCCGGATTAGCAATGAGTCTTCCGGTGCGTATGCCTGGACGCTGGTTGCTGGCTCGGGTGTGACCCTGCCGACCAGTGTTAACATTCCCCAGTACGGCGCGAAGAGCTATCTGGTCAAGATTGTTAGCGCGACCTCGGTTACGTTTACCGATCTGGGTAACTAAGATTTGGACCGGGGCAGCTGCCCCGGTCTTTTTCACTAGGTGAAGGGAGATAGCTGATGAAAAAGCCGCATAAAATGACGATGAAAGAGTTTGAGCATTCGGCCGCTGATAAGAAGGCGGATAAGAAGGCGCTGAAGGAAATTAATAAGGAAAAGGCTAAGGCTAAGCCGAAGAAATAACCGTGACCATTGGGGGCCATCAGTGGCCCCCTTTGCAAAACAAACTCACAACCCCGGACCCAGCTCATGGCCGTTACAGCAGAATTTCCCGAGCATTTACAGTGCCTTTTTCGGCCTAAACGCTACAAGATTCTCTATGGGGGTCGTGGCGCAGGGCGAAGCTGGGGTGCGGCGCGGGCACTTTTGCTGATTGGGACAGAAAAGCCTATCCGTGTGCTTTGCGCCAGAGAGCTGCAGAACTCAATCGCTGAATCAGTTCACAAAGTTTTAAGTGACCAGATTGATTCTTTGGGTCTGCGGGGCTTTTATGAGATCCAAGTTGGCAAGATCATCGGGGCCAATGGAACGACTTTCAGCTTTGAAGGTATTAAGAACAATACGACTAAGATCAAATCTTACGAAGGTATTGATTACTGCTGGTTGGAAGAAGCCAACAAGGTCTCCCGCGCAAGCTGGGGTGTATTGATTCCGACGATTAGAAAAGAGAACTCTGAAATCTGGATCACGTTCAATCCGGAGTTGGAAACTGACTACACCTATTGCCGCTTTGTTAAAGATCCGGTTCTTCGCCAGGCTGAGGGCATGGTCAAAGGTGTGCTGGAAGATGATTCAAGCTATGTCATTCGTATGACTTGGGCAAACAATCCGTGGTTTCCAGACGTGCTAAAGCTGGAAATGGAAAATGATAGGAAAAGGGATTTTGACTACTACCTGAACGTCTGGGAAGGGCATTGCCTGCAGAATCTTGAAGGCGCGGTTTATGCGAAGGAGCTTCGGCGGGCGCAGGAAGAGGGCAGGATTTGCTCGGTGGATTGGGATCATGAAAGTCCGGTGGATACGTTCTGGGACCTCGGCCGACGGGATGCTACGGCTATATGGTTTGCGCAGCGGGTGGCGATGGAATATCGGATTTTGGGTTATTTTGAAGACACCGGGTATGAAATTAATCACTATCTGAAAGAGCTTCAGAATAGAAAATACCTCTACGGCCAACATTATCTCCCGCACGATGCGAAAGCAAAGCGGTTGGGGAGTAAGAGAACGATTGAAGAAATAGTTCGCGCTGCGTATCCAGGTAATGTTAGAATTGTGCCAAAGCTTTCGGTGGCGGATGGGATCAATGCGGCCCGGACGATTTTTTCAAATTGTTGGTTTGATGAAGACGAATGTGCGGATGGTCTTGCGGCCTTGCGGCATTATAGGTATAAAGTGGTAGACGGGCAGCTGTCTAACGAACCGATGCACAATGATGGCGCGGATGCTTTTAGATATCTGGCTGTGACTTTGCGTGGTCCCCGAGATGATTCTGTTCAACGGGGTATGGCGAATAAAATGGGCTCGGCGTTGAAGCGCCTGGGCGGTATTGGGTCCTCTGGCTTAGGATGGATGGGATAATGAGCGATATTGATGTGGATGACTTCTCCGCCGGAGCGCTCACGGACGATCCGATCGTCAATGAGGCTATGAAGCGTTGGACCCGTGTACAGGAATGGGAAAGCGTTGCGCGGCAGCGGTTTCTGGACGATCTGAAATTTCGTCACGGAGATTCGGATAATGGTTATCAGTGGCCAGGTGCAATTAAGAATCTGCGCGATGCGGATAACCGGCCGTGCTTGACGATGAATATCATTCGTCAGCATAATTTGATAATCTCCAACGAGGCCCGGAAGAATAAAAGCTCTGTCAAGTTCAAAGCTATGGGCAACGGAGCGACCCAGGAATCGGCCAATGTCTTTGCCGATATAATGCGACATATTGAGGACAAGAGCCGGGCGCAAAATGCCTATACCTTGGCGCGAAATTTTCAGATCGACGGCGGAATGGGCTGGGTGCGGATAGTGACAGACTACGAGTCGCCGGATTCGTTCGACCAGGCTATATACATCTTGCCGGTTAGGGACCCGCTTTCTATCTATCTCGATCCGGATAGGACGCAGGATGATTACTCCGATGCGAAATGGGGTTTTGTTTTCGACTGGGTGCCGAAGGACGAGTTCCGCGAGGCCTATCCGGATTTTGTCGATCTGGGTGTGGATGCGCCGCTGGGCAGTGGGACCATTGCTAACGCTTGGGATGCGAAGAATCATGTGAATATTTGTGAGTATTTTCGCAAGGTCAAGAATAAAGATAAGTTGGTTAGCTTTGAGCATATGGGGGAGAGGAAGACTGTTCGACATTCGAAGCTGCATAAGAGTCTGCACGGGATGCTGAAAGATCCTGCCACACGGATTCGCGATGTGGAAGATGAGGTTGTTGAGTGGTATTTGATTGTCGGGCAGGAGATCGTTGACTCGACTATTTGGCCCGGCAGGTATATTCCGCTCATTCCGGTGATCGGGGAAGAAATTGTACTTGACGGCATCCTCGACCGGAAGGGTCACACCCGGGCGATGAAAGACGCGCAGCGGATGTATAACTACAACGCTTCGGGGCAGGTGGAATTTGGTGCCCTCCAGTCGAAAACCCCTTGGATCGCAGCCGCCAAGGCGATTGAGCAGTTTGAAGACATCTGGAACACTGCGAACAAGATCAATCACTCGGTGCTGGTTTATAACCATGTGGACGATGAGGGGAATCCCGTGGCCCCGCCGATGCGGATTGATCCGCCTGCGGGCTCGCCTCTGTTTGCCTCCGGCATGGAGACCGCTTTTAACCAGATGATGATGACCAGCGGTCAGTGGCAGAATCAGATGGGGATGATGGGGAATGAGCGGACTGGTGCTGCCATCGGCAAGCGGCAGGAGCAGGGCGATACCGCGACGTATCATTTTCAGGACAACTATGAAAAAGCTCTGATCAATATCGGGAAGCAGATTATTGATCTGGTTCCTAAGGTCTACGATACCAAGCGTGTGCTGAAGATGATGGCTGAAGATGGGGTGGATTATGATCTGGTCATAGATCCGGCTCAGAGGGAAAGCTATTATCAGGAGCTTTCGCATGATAATGAAGTGGTGAAGCGGATTTTCAATCCGCAGGTGGGGCAGTATGATATTGCTTCTAGCACTGGTCCGGAATATGGAAGTAAGAGGGAGAAAACTGTTGAAGCTTTAACTTTGATCCTGACGCAGAACCCCGGACTGACTTCGATCATTGGTGATATTCTGCTGTCGGCGATGGACTTTGATAAGGCGGATGAAGCGGCCCGGCGGCTTCGCCGGATGGTTCCGCAGCAGGCGCTGGGCAATGGTCCGACGCCAACAGAGCAGCAGCAACAGCAGCAAATTCAGCAGCTGCAGGCATTGCTGCAGCAGCAGCTGCAGGAAGCTGGACAGGCGAAGCTTGCCCATGATCGGGATAGGCTGAAGCTAGTGGGCAAGGCCGAGATGCGGGATATTGATGTTTACAAGGCGGAAACTGAGCGTATGAAGGCGCTGCAGGAGCAGCTGCCTATGGACCCGGAAGGGTTGAAGCAGATGGTTAGGAAGTTGATGGATGAAGCGGGTAAGGTGGATTTGGGGAATGTGGTTCGGGCGAATGAAGGGGAATTGACGGACGGGACGGATGATGCCGGGGCGGGGCGTGTAATGGCCACCACCACGCAAACGGGATCGGCCGACACCGACGGGCGTCCGCCGTTACCCCATGCCCGCAAGGCCCCGGACGGCCATTATTACATCCCCGATCCCACGCGCCCCGGCAAACACATCAAACTCACCCCAAAGGGAACCGCCCGATGACCGAAACCACCGACGGCACAAGCCTGGATCAAATCCGGGCCCAGGTGCTAAAGCGCATTGCCTCCGGCGAGGCGCAGCAGTATAATACCTTGTATGGCGGTGGCAGCTTTCAAAGCTATGCCGATCATCCTAGACAAAGCTTTATCGGGCCGACAGGGAAACCTACTTCAGCTGCGGGGCTTTATCAGTTTGAGCAAGGAACCTGGGATGATCAGAAGCGAAAGCTCGGGCTGAAGGATTTCACCCCGACTTCGCAAGATGCAGCGGCTTGGGATTTAGCGCAAAGTCGCTATCGCGCGACAACGGGGAAGGATTTGGCTAATGAGTGGCGGAATGGAAATACTGACCTTAGTCCGCTTGCGCCTACATGGCCGAGCTTGGGCAGCTCCGGCAGCTCCGGTATGGCCACGGCTACGGGCGTGGCTCCGCAAGCTAGCTCAGGCGCTGGAACTGCTGGTGTTTTGGCCGGTGGTCCTGCTGATTCTGGTGATATGGCTGGTGGCTCTGCCCAGCCGGCTGGTAGCAAGGCTTATGCGGTTTTGCAAATGATGCAAAAGCTTGCACCGCAGCACCAGTTTACACCAGTGGACTACGATCCGTGGAAGTTTGTTCCAAA